AAAAATTAGTTGTATATTAGTAAAACAAACATAAAACATGAACAAAAACAATTTATTAAAATTCATTCAAAAGTATTCACTAGGTGGACTTATTGAATCAGTAGCGTGGAACGCAGAAGGAACAAAGTTATCAGTTAGATTTATTTCGGATGACAAAACATTATTGGGTGAGGTTGATTTCAACGCATTCACATCTAACCCATTTAGTGTAGGTATTTACACAACATCATTATTGAAAAATATGATTGGTGTATTGGATAACGACATCACATTAAAAGTAGATAAAGCAGGTGATAAAGCGGTATCATTAAAGTTATCATCTGACGATACCGAAACATCGTATCAATTAGCAGACTTAGGAGTTATTCCACCTGTACCAGATTTAAAGCAATTACCTGATTTTAATATTGATATTGAAATGGCATCAACTATGATTGACAAATTTATCAAAGCAAAGGGTGCATTGAGTGATGTAGATACATTTACAGTATTTACCGAAGGTGGTGATTTGAAGATGGCAATTGGTTATTCATCAATCTCTACAAATAGAGTAACATTTACCGCAACAAAATCATTTGATGGTGAGGTTAAACCAATTTCATTCTCAGCAAAATATTTAAAAGAAATTCTTACTGCAAACAAAGAAGCAACATCTGCAAAATTAAAAGTATCAACCGATGGTTTAGCAAATGTTCAATTTCAAATTGATGACTTCGTTTGTAAGTATTATTTAGTAGAAATCTCAAATTAATAAAATGGCAGAACAATTAGAATTATTTCCACAAGAGGAATTACAGCAGCAAGATGCGGGTAGTATTGAGGTAGCAGAAGCACAACCAATTGCAGATGCTGAATGGTGTTTTCAATTTTTCAATAATGAACCAATAGTGTTTGCATGGTCAAACGAAGGTGAAGAACCAGCACCATTGGTTTTACAATTACAACCAACTGAGGGTGAAGGATTAAATTTTCAACAAAATGGAATGATATTTAAAATTTTCCCAAGAGAAATTAGTGAAGAAACAAAACAACAAAGACAAAAACAAAATGCAAGTAAAAATAAAGAAGCTTAGTCCAGAAGCAGTAATCCCATCTTACGCAAAAGTGGGTGATGCCGGTATGGATTTGGTTGCAACATCAATGAAGTTTGATGGTACACAAATCACATACGGAACAGGATTGGCCATGGAAATTCCTAAAGGATTTGTAGGATTGATATTTCCTCGTTCATCTATTCGTAAAACTGATTTATCATTGAGTAATTCGGTAGGTGTAATTGATAGTGGATATAGAGGTGAAATACAGGCAACATTTAATCAAAGGTCATTATCATCTCAAAGTGGTAGTTTTTTATATGGTGTTGGTGATAGGATTATGCAAATTATGATTATTCCACATCCTGAAATTGAATTTGAAGAAGTAGAAGAATTAAATAACACCGAAAGAGGCGAAGGCGGATTCGGTTCAACTGGAAAATAATATGAGTTTTTTCGCAAACGATATAAACAAAAGAGAACATAGTTTGTGGGTGGAGAAATACCGTCCACAAACTCTTGCTGACTATGTTGGTAATGAAACCATCAAAGAAACAATTCAGCAATATTTAGATGCAAACGATATTCCACATTTGTTGTTATACGGAAAAGCGGGTACGGGTAAGACCACACTTGCTAAACTAATCGTAAACACAATCAAATGTGACTTTATGATTATCAACGCATCGGATGAGAACAATGTTGATACGGTAAGAACAAAAGTAAAGAACTTCGCATCATCGGTTGGATTTGCAGGTTTCAAAGTAATCATATTAGATGAGTTTGATTATATGACACCAGGAGCACAAGCGATTTTGAGAAACTTAATGGAAACATTCAGTAAACATTGTCGTTTCATCTTAACCTGTAACTACATTGAGAAAATCATTGACCCTATCCAAAGTAGATGTCAATCTTTCGCAATTACACCTCCAACTAAAAAGGATGTAGCAGTTCAGGTAGCAAAGATATTAGACGCTGAAAAGATTAAGTATGAACCAAAGAATATGGCTGATGTGATTAATTCATATTATCCAGATATTAGAAGGATACTTAACACTTGTCAATTACAATCAGCAAAGGGAGAATTAAAAGTAGACCATAGAGTAATGGTTGAAGCAAATTTTGCAACTAAACTTATTGAATTGTTAAAGGAATCCGATGACAAGAGAAATATGTTTATGAAAATTAGACAAGCAGTAGCAGACAACAAATTAAACGACTATTCAGAAATGTATACAATGTTATACGACAAAGTGGATGAATACGCAACAGGAAATGTAGCAAATGTGATTTTAACTATTGCAGATGGTCTTTCAAAAGATGCATTAGTAGTAGATAAAGAAATCGTATTTATGTCTACAATTATACAAATATTAAACATAATAAAATAATGGAACAACAACAATTACCCCCGAATTTTAATTTAAATGACGCAAGAGATATGGATTGTGATTGTGGTGGAAAGATTTTCCTACCAGCATATAGATTCAAAAAAATATCTAGATTATTAACAGGTGCACCAAAGGATTCGGTTATGCCAATTGAATTATATGTATGTGCATCATGTGGTAAAGCATTAAATGAATTATTACCACAAGAATTACAAGAAACAAAAATCATAGAATAATGGCTCAAAAGTTATTTGACCATATTAATGCAATAACTACCATTCAAGACCCAAAGTATTTTGATAAACTTACGGATGAGGATTTGAAAACTTGGAGTAATTTTATGATTAATAGATTTTTATCAATGAAACCTGAATGGGTTGAATTGATTGCGTCTATTTTACCCCTAACTCAAACTCTTTCTCCAAAAGAAATGTATGGTTTGTATATTAATGTCATTCCAAAAGGTAAATACTTTTTGAAATATATTAAAGGAAAATCCGAAGATAAATACGAACAATTTATTATAGACCTTTTAAAGAAAGAATACGATTGTTCGGAAAATCAGGCAATTGACTATTTAGAGGTACTATATTCCACAAGAGAAGGTAGAGAATATCTTAAGTATGTTTGTGAAAAATATGGTATAGATAAAAAACAAATTACAAAACTGAAGCTTAAAATATAATGATAGAAAATAAAACATTTTGTATATTACCATTCATACATTTTAATGGCTATATGGATGGAACTGCAAAGGCATGTTGCGATTCTCAAAAAACATTTACCGATATAGATTTAAATTCAACCGATATTAATACGGCATTCAATTCGGATGAATATAAAAAGTTGAGGTTGGATATGTTAAATGGTGTTGAAAATTCATATTGTACGGCGTGTTATGATTTAGAAAAACAAGATATAAATTCATCAAGATTACGATGGAACGAACATCATATTAAAAAAATTGCAGGTTTAGAAAAAAAATATTTTAATAAAAAGAATTTTAAAGGTGAAATTGAACCAAATTTTATTTCGTTGGATTTGAGACCATCTAATATTTGTAATTTTAAATGTAGAACGTGTAATGATGGATTTTCAACTAAATGGCAAGAAGAAAAAGAAGACTTTTACAAAATAAACGAAAATGTTTTATATTTTGGTAAAGAAAAATTGAGTGGAGTAAATAAAGTTAATTTTAAATTGAATGAAGATTCAATGAAAAATATAGAAATATTATATTTTGCAGGTGGGGAACCATTTGTTTTGGAAGAACATTTTGAATTATTGGAATCCATAAAAGAAAAAAAACACATTTCAATAATGTATAATACTAACTTTAGTATTTTAAAATATAAAGGAAAAACTATATTTGAATACCTAAAAGATTTCAGAAGTGTTCATTTTTCTATCTCAATAGATGGACTTGGTGAAGTCGGTGAATTTGTTAGAACCGGATTTGATACTAAAATATTTAAAAAGAATTTTTTAATTATGAAATGGGCAATTGACCATTATAAAAATGTATCATATGATTTTCAATACACTTGTTCGGTTTTAAATTCTTTTAATTTTTTTGAATTTTTAGAAGAATTGGGTGAAGATGATGATTTAATTAATTTTCATTATATACAATATCCATTTTGGTATAATACTATAAATTTTGATGAAGCTAAAGATAATACTATAAAATTATTTGAAGAAAAATTAAATACAATAGTTTCCGATAAACTAAAATCTGCCATTTTAAAATATTTAGAATATTTAAAAAATTCCAAAGTTACAGATTGGGATAAAATAAATGCTAAAAAATATTTAAGAGGAAATGTGGCACATACACTATTATTTAATGATTTGGAATTACCTGAAAAATTATCTTTTGTAAACGATTTGATAGTTGAAAAAAAGAATATAAAACTCATATAATTTGGTAAATCCAATTATTTGTCTTATATTACAGTTATTATGGCAAGAGTATCATTTTCACAATATAGCATGTGGCACAACTGTCCACAACAATACAAATTAGCATACATAGATAAATTAGGAGAAAGTTCTTCTAATATTCATTCAATCTTTGGAACTGCAATGCACGAAACACTTCAAAACTATTTAGAGAAATGTTTAAGAATATCAAAGTCACAAGCTGACAAGATGATTGATTTACAAGAGTATTTAAAAGAAAGAATGAGAGATGCATATCTTAAAGAAACCGAAGGGGAAATAGGAAATACAACAATATGCACCAAAGAAGAAATGGTAGAGTTTTTAGAGGATGGAAATGTCTTATTAGATTGGTTCCAGAAACCGAAAAACTTTAACAAATTCTTTTCGTTAAAACACGATGAGTTGGTAGCAATTGAACAACCTATAAACACAAAGATTTCGGAGAA